TAACACCATCGCCTAGTATACTATTATCAACGGGAACACCTGCCCCAGAATTTATTGGATAAATTTTCGGAACAACATTATTCATCCCATAAGTATTACGTAATATAGTCACTTCAGCACTAGTGCTAGTATACTGCAAATCAATATCAGATACGATTTCTTTAGAAACTCCATCAATAACTACTAACTCTTGCGTTCCAAAATAACCTCTTCCAAAAGAAGAAATTCCAATAAAATCTATTGATGAAAATGGAGTTATTTTTAAAGATTGTGGATAGTAAAATAGTGGTCTAATTGTTTGATCATATGGAAAGTCATATCCATACTTAGTTATTTCGATATTTTTAACTAACCCAATGTCTGAACTTTGTAATTCTAAATCACAATCAACACCATTAATAGAAGTTACTGTCGTAAAACCTGGAAGTGTATTATAATTATCTCCAATATTTAAAATTTCTAATCGAGAAATTGGACCATCTGTGTGTGTACAGTCTGTAATATATGATAATGATGCATTCGTTGGTTCATAAGATGCAATTTTTGGTTCACTTGCCAAATTATATGTAAATGTAGTAGCAGTAGAAACCTTTATCTTATGTGAACCAGAATATAAACTAGGAGATACTTTAATATAACCCGCACCATTTACAGTATTGTCGAGATATACATCTTTCTTTGTATCTGATAATGGGACACCTTGAGTATATTTTGGAACAAGGTTGTAATGCAAATCTTTAGGTGTATTAGAATCTAAAGATAGTTTTACAATAGCATTTGAACCTACTATACCACTTTTCGCAACTTTAAATCTAATATCCTCTGGATTTTTTGTCCATGGTTTATTAAATGTTTTTCCAACATAGAAATCTAACTCAAATGCAGGATATTGATTTGAAAAATAAGTATATTGCAAAGAAGGATCTGATAAGTCAAATAGAATTTCATTATATCCTTCAGTATCAATAATTGGGTTTACTGGACTTAATGTACCTGCAGTGGTTGCAACACCAACAACAGTTATTGGTTGATCAAGTTTTGAATTATAAAGTGTTTCTGAAAGTTTAAACTTGTCATTATTAATTTTTACTGCAAAGTATGGAGTGTTATTTGGAAAAGCACTCGCTACCCATTCAGTGGTATGGATTAATTTATCACCAGTAGAGAAACCATGGTTTTCAATAGTAATAATTCCAGTTGAGGTGTTAATCCCAGTTGGTTCAAAAGATTTTGGATCAATTAAAATATTTCTGTTAAAATCATCATATTTTACAACTACGGTTTTTTGAACTTGGGGTTTAATATCAAATATTACTCTATGATCAGAACTCAGACCATGAGTAGTTGCAGTTGAAACAATAACTCTATTTTTAATTGCATCTGCAGTAATTTTTGGATATTGTGTTGTGAAACTATGATATTCTCCTGATCCAGTACCGGTAAACTCAACTAAACCAATATCTTTAGTTGTTGCTGCTATACCAGAAAATACTCCTGTTGATCCAATTCCAACTTTAACAGTAGAAATTCCAATAAAGTCCTTACTGAATTTGGCAACATAATATTGTCTACCATTTATTAGATCCGAACCAACACCAACAGCTGTAGTAGAGTCTTTATATTTAATGGTATCTCCTCCACTATTATTTCCATCATACACTACTATATCACCAGTTTTTAAGTCATGATCTCTCAAGTATATTAACTTTTCTTCAATATGAATTGATGTGCCACCAGCTCCTGCTCCAGGAGAATCAAATACTACCGTTTTTCCTGTTCCGGGATTTCCATATTCAGTTATTCCAATAGATTTTTTTGGATCAAAATAATATTCCCTATTAGTTCTAAAATTAAATGAAGTATCAAAATCGGATGTAAATTCAAACCTTCTTTGATCTATAGTTGCAGCAACTCCTATATAATGAATTTCATCAAGAGTACTATCAAACTTTCTAATAATTCTAAGTCTTCCAGACAAAGAATCTACATTTAAAACTTTAACTCTTTCTTGATTAATTTGAATAACATCATTCTCTCTAATGCGATCAAAATTTGTATTTGATACATATACAAAAGTCACAATCCCAGTGGTTGATTCTGGACCTAGAGCATGTGTAGTGGTTCCTAAACCAATTAATGTAAGGGTTGTTGCTGGAACTACTACAGAATAATTTCCTTCTAATTTTGATCTAGTTGTAGAAAAATTATCTAGAGATATTAATTCACCATTAAAATATCCATGAGCAGTAGATGCTACTCCGACAAATACATCTTTTTTTCCAGATGGCAAAATTTCAATAAGAGTTTCGCTATGATCATTCTCAATTTTAGTAATTTCTTTACCTTCTATAAAAGAAACCTTGGCAGCAAGTCCATTACCACCACTTTCTTTTTGATCAAATACTAATCTATCTCCTACTTTGTAAAAGTTTCCTCCATTTAGAACTTTAATATTATCAACTTTACCTCTAGAAATATTTTTAATTGTTACTGTTTGATTTAAATCGTTTGGCAAATTGATATATGGATATCTAACATCCCTATCAAAGAAGTTATATACAGTAGTATTTCTCTTATAATCACTGGTGTTTAAATCAAAACCATCTTGATTTGAATTTTTTTCAGTATTAAACTTACTTGGAACTGAGAAATAGTTATCTCCAATTAAATATGGAAAAACTGGTTTTCTATAATCTCTAAAAGGACCACTATCATCAGAAATTTCGCTTATTGTAGTAAAGTATGCATATGTTCCATTTGGAAATTCTGGTGTTACACAATATCTTCCGTTATTTTCGTCAAGAACCGTATCGTCAGCAACTCTATAATAAGTATAATCTTCAACAAAATATCCTGGAGAATAATTTGGTGGTCTATTTAATCTTGAAGATGCCTCATTATAATATCCACTCTTCATTCTTACTGCTACACCACCAGATTTTTCTGAATATCCATAAGGTCCATAGATAGGATTTCCATCATATGCCCATCCAATAATGGGAGAGTGGTCGGCAGAATCAATTTCAACTCTATTAAATGGAAGATCACTTGCTCCATATTTTTTATCACCTTCAGAATCGCTTGGTATCAACCTAGATCTTAAATATCTTGGGGCAAAAAGATGAGCATATTGAATACCAAAGTTTCCAAAACTCGAAAGAGTTAAAGTACCATCATCTCTTTCTAATTTGTCCAACGAATCTTCAAATAAATTAATTTTCCAAGATTGAAGATTTGCTTTAAATTTTGATTGTGATAGAGATTCTGAAGATACAACTCTAATATTAGTATTAATACTATTATATCCCCTACCACCTTCAACTACAATAATTTTTTCAATTCTACCATCACTTCTAATAACTGCAGTTAGAACTGCACCTGTTCCATCACCATCTACAACAACGTCTGGAGAAGAAGTAAAATTATTACCTCTATTTAAAACAATTGCTTCTGTTATGCTACCATTATTAATACTAGCTTTAATTTGAGTATCTTGTCCGATGGAATATGTAATAAATGGACTTCTTTCAAAATCTTGAATATTAGTTACACCATATCCAACTCCGCCATTTGAAATGTGGATATTATTTACAGAACCTAAGAATTTTGGTTTGAGTTCTGCAGTAAATTCAGTACCAATAGCAGTTTGACCGGTTAAAATAACCTGAATTGGAGGATGATTGAAAATATGCGTTCCAATTCCAGTAGTGGTTATATTTACATATTCTTTTCTATCAGCAAATATGTTGATCGTATTGCCAATACCTATTTCAGACAGTGTGAAATTGTTTTTATCCAATACTGTAGCAATGTAATCAGCATTTAATGAAAGACCTACCAGTTGAGTATCAGTTTCACTAGCAACTCCCATATATTGAATTCTATCGCCACTAATATATCCATGATTAATGCTATTAATACTGTTTGTCGCTGTATTAATTCCGGTATGCTGACAAGTTACTTTTTTATTTGAATATCCTTCTCCAGGTTCAACAATACTAATAGAATCTATTTGTCTCTTTTTAGTTAATGCTGTAAGACTGTGAACCCCATTTCCATACACCGTAAGTGATACAGTGTTTATTCCAGAAACAGCATCATTTCTGGTATTATATAATTTTAGATTGTTAAGATCTTTTTTACTCTCAATACTGGAAATTGCTATTGCATTGCCCATATATTGGTGTTGTTGACAAGCATAGTACAGAGTTGCAGGTGCTGTATCATCAACTGTGATACTGACTCTACGATTTGAGGCAGCTGCAAAACCATTTGCATATTGACTATATGAAAGGTCTACGCCATCAAGTGTGTAAGTTACACCAGCTTCATGTATGTCATTCCCTGCATAGGAACCTTCTACTGTACTAAAGTATAATGCATGTGCTGAGGATGATGTATCGTTCTGATTGAATACGTAAGTCTCACCACGAACAAACTGTAAGTTAGGTGATTGTGTTAACGTATTATAATTATCCCCAAGGAGATAGTATCCATTTCCAGATCCCTGATTGTAGTAAGGATGACTTGATGTTTTACTGGAAACTGTTACTGAGTAAGTTGTAGTTCTACCAATTAAACCAACGAAATAAGTAGTATTTGTAGTTAAACCAGTAATTCCTAACTGGTCATTAGTTTGATATACAACTTCTTCATGATCTCTAAATTTATGATAGGTTGAAACCCCAATAGTATTAATTGGATCCAGTCTAATAAACTTACTATTAAAATTTGCAATATTATCCGTTGACTTCATGTTTACTAAAACTGAAGCACCACTACCATTACCACCAACTATCTTAATAGTTGGAGTACCTTCATAATCAAATCCCCTATTTACAATTTTAACTTTACTCAGAGAACCTGTGATACCAAGAAATCCACTAGCATCCCTACCCCTTCCATCATCTTCAATAACTAAATTGGGAGGATTAATAATGTCAAATTGATTGTCTGAAGAATTCACATCAATACTTTTAATTTCCCCATAATAGATATTATTTCTTGATTTATAGTTTAAAATTTCTACACCGTTCAATAAAATTCCTGTAGTTCCAGGAAGGGTTTTTATTTTTTCTGAAGAACTTTCTAGTGGTACAGGAATTTCTCTTAATAATTTTTGATCTAAAAGAGTTTTTTCATGAAAATCGTAAAGTCTGATTTTATTGTCCTTTACTATAGTTTGTGCAAAAGTGACATACTTACTAAAGAAAATATTTTCTTTACTTAAGGCAAATTTTATCGAAAAATTATCAACTTTTTCAACATAATATATCCCTTCATTAAATAATTTACTCCCTTCAACTTCTCGTGTTACATAATTAAAATTTTCATCAATAATTTTTTCTTCAGTTACTTCTGGATAATAATAGATTTTATCACCGGTTTTTAATTTATGTTCAACATCAAATGTAACTTCAGTTCCTTCAAAGGTTCCATCAATTTTTAAATCTACATCTGATAATGAAATTGGTTCTGAAGGTATTGAAGACGATGCAATTAGTAAATTATTCTCATCATTTGCATATATATTTTGAATATTTGATTGATAATCTTCTATTTGTGGGAAAGCTGCTGATATACCTTTTAAAATATCTTTTTTAAGTGTATATATTCCTGTTAAACTGAGCGTCCCATTTGTTCTAATATTTAAAGATTTTTCATTAATAATAGACAGAACTACTCCGTCTATGGATTGTCCACTATTGTCAATTACTTCAATAGTATCATCTTTAAACATGTAATGGTTATTATTTAAATCTGCACGATATACTTTATCTGCTGCATCAATAATACTCAAAGACCCAATAACAAATAGTTTTTTATTATTATAGACCCAATCATTAAATTTAAAACCACTACCTTCAAATCCAAGAGTTTTAACTCTTGATGTAATACCTTTAATATTATAAAGAGATTTACTTGGTATATTTACTTCGGAGATAATTGAAGATACATTACATTGTACTTTTTTTCCGTTTATTGTTGCATATGCAAAAGTATCTCTATCAGTTATATTCTCTTCTTCATTAATTTCTTTGTAAATATATCCAGCATCTCTAAACTGATTAATAGTTTTAGAACCATAATATAGTGTTCCTGATGAACCATCAGTATACTTAAAAGCAATATGTCCAGTATTTGCAAACCCAACTGTTGATTCTACATCTAAGTAAGATGCTCCGATGGACACTGGATTTACAAGTTTTGTTTTAGGAGTTACTTTAAAATCTCCATAAATCGCACCATTAAAGGTAATATCTTTATTATATCCTGCATCAATATCCAGTCTATGATATACTTTAGAATCTTTTCCTAGAACTTTTTCCGAATAAGAAATAGGTGCGTAAGATTTTACTGGGTAATCTTGAAAAAGAGTAATATTTTGAATATCATCAAACTCACCTTCATTTAAAATTGGATCTACAACGAGACTTTCTACTCTATTAAATTGTGCGTCAGAAGGTCTAAAAAGTAAATCTGCAGGATTTACTAATTCTACATTCGTACCATATAGAGCTTTAAATAAAATCTTAAATGAATCTTCTGTTCCTTTTGAAGCGTAAAAACTTCTTACCTGTTTTAAAAAAGTATTTTGATTTACTTCTGAATAAAATTCTCTATCATCAAAACCTGTTGCAATTTCCTTTTTAGTTTTATTTAAAAATTCTGCCAGAAATAATACGCTAAGATTTAAAACTTGAGCGCCATTTATATGTGTTTCTGCATTTGTAGATTCAAATAAAACTTCATCTGGAGAATTAGTTTTAGAGAGTTCACAAATTCCACTAAATCCTCTAATACAACCAGTAAAGGCTCTGTCCGTTTTTCCTTTATAGGTAATAATTTCATTGTCAATTTTTATCAAACCATAAGAATCTGGAAATCCTGATGTGTCAATTACTTCAATTGTACTATCTGTAGTATTGATAGATTTTGAAATATTATTTGAGTATACTCTATTAGCAAAAGAATCAATTTTTAAGTATCTATCAATATTATTAATAAGATCAATTGGACCACCCTGATATTCCTGTCCCTTATAATACTCTTTTAAAAATTCAGTTATCAGCGGAAAATCAGACCTAACATAGTCAGGAACTTGACTTTTAACAATTGTGGAAAGTTTAACTCTTTTTTCTGTCATTTGAATTTAAGTATTAGTAACCGCTGCTGTAACCACCGCCGCCAGACGAACTTGACGATGAAGATGACGAAGAGGAGGAGGAAGAGGAGGAGGAAGATGATGATGTAGATGATGTAGAAGATGTAGAAGATGATGTAGAAGTCGTTGTAGGCGTCGTTGTGGGCGTTGTTGATGTATTTGTTGGTGAAGATGCACCAGTACTGTAAACACTTGTTCCAGACGCATTAACTGCTCTTGCTTGTGCTTCTGAGAAAGGAGTTGATCCTACTCTTCCGCCAGATCTAACCAAATTACCATTAGCATAACTAGAGGATGATATGTATGTAGAAGCAGAAGAATCGACTCCAGAAGAAATATCATCAACCACCATATCAAAAATACTATTTCCAATATCTAATTGTAAATATAAATCTTGCAATCCAATTACATCATTAGATTTTGGTGTCGCAGATATTTCAATAATAGGTTGACCATCACGTATTTTTCCTGAAACTATATTTACAGGATTTAAAGTAACAATTCCATTTACATAATTAACTGTACCAACATTTCTTTTTATAATTGTAGGATTTTGTGATGTTAATGTTGGAACCGTAAAGAAGAATAAATCTCCAGTTTGATTATCAAAATTTGGTACATCTCCAAGATATAGAGTTTCTTGAATTCCACTAATAGTAAAACCTGATGATTTTATATTATATCCCTCAAGACTCTTAATATGGAATTGATTACCAAATCCAATCGAGTATTCTGCAAATGTGTTTAAAACAACTCTTAAATCTCTCCGTATACTAATAGTAGTTATATTAGATGTAATTGCCTGATTACTATCGTCAATAATTCTTTGAAATTTGGAATATTTAAATCTTGCTCCATATTGATTTAATTCTGTAGATTCTCCATATTTCTGTATATTATTTTGGACAATTGAAGAAACACGTTGAGAAGAAGGTGTTAAATTTGAATTATAATAGATTTTTGAATCAACTTCAACATACAAATACTTAAGATCAAGAATTTCTGTAAGGATTCCTGCTACAGCGTATCTTTTAAGTTCTTTTTTAATATTTTCTTTAATTAAATTTGGTAAAAAATCTCCAAATTTTGGTTTTATACTAATAAAAACTTTTCCATACTGAGGAGGAACTAATTCTTCCCCTCCAAAAACAGAAATTGATTCCGTTTCAGTATAAATTTTTGATGGAATTAGAGTTTCATAATCTGAACTTGTAACTGCTCTATTTTGAGTAGCGAATGACCTTGGAGCAAATTTTTTGATAGATTCTACACTTTCAATATTTTCTCCACCAGAAGAAGCAACCCCAGTCGTTAATAGTGAAATTCCATCAGTTATATTATATTCAATAGCGTTTCTTTGATATGTAATTCTACCGTTAAAACCAAAATTAGAAACTCCATTACCACTATCACCATTAGATCTAATATAATTTACTACGATCTGATTGCCGTCTTGCAATTTCTGAGCAAAAACTCCATCACCAAACAAAATTTCATATCTTTCATCTTCTATTTCTTGTAGAAAATATGATTTTGTATTCTTATTCGCACCAAATAAGTTATCTTGTCGGGCATAACGTGTAGATGTTGTCGCAGTTTCACTATCTTTAACAAAAATATTCATCAAATCCATATCAATACCAGAATTTGGCAGAATAAATTTCTGATTATAGTCTCTAGAGTTATAAGTGAAGGTCTGACTTAATAATGGACCTTCATAAATGGGAATATTACTGAAAATTGCAATTCCATTAGAAACGGAAACTGTAATATCGTCAATAATTGAGAAAATAAAGGAACTATTACCAAAACTACCAGTTGATGTTGCAACTGGACCCTTTCTAAGCGTTAAAGATACTGGTGAAGGTGTGACATTAGTAACATTTACAAAAAAACTAATCGTTGCTCTAGCAGATTTTCTTGATTTTGGTAAATATCCAATGTTTCTTGCGATAGAAACTACATTTTCTCTTAATGTAGCACTATCAAGGAAGACTTCATTCGCTACCATGTTAGCGTTATATGAAGTAATATATGTATTATAGGCTAAAACGTCAAGTATAGACGATAGGTTAGAACCCTCAAAGTCATAATCCGTAAAATTGGAGTTTGCCTGAAGATAATCTTTGAGTGATTGTTTAACCTGATCGAAATCTAGGTTAGAAAAATTTGTTAACGACATTTTTTACCTAGTTGCTTGCAAAATAAAACTTATTTGTTGTGGATCAATGTCTACTCCGATTATACTGTAAGAAATTTCAACATCATAACCATTACCTTCAAAGTCAGGAACAACAATCACATCAAGGAGACGAATTCTTGGTTCATATGTTTCTAATGAATATTCAATTTGGTCTTTAATTACTACTGCAGAAGTTTCATCTAATAGTTCAAAGAGAGAAGCATTAATGTCTGTTCCAAAATCTGGATTGAATATCTTCTCACCAGGGACTGTAAAGATAATATTCCTCACAGAACGTGCAATCGAATTCTCATTTTTAAGGGCAATTAGGTCATTACTCAGGGGATTAACCTGAAATGTCATACTAATATCCTTAAATCCCCTACTAACCCTCTCTAAAGGCACT